TTAATCTTCAATTTTTGACACTATTTTTTCAGCAATATTTTCTACATTTGATTCATTTTGCAACTTTTCGTATTCTTTTTCTATTTTTAGTAGTTCTAGTTTTTCTGAAGCTATTAATTTTTTATTTCTGGCTTCTTTTAGTTCTTTCGGCTCTTTTTCTACAAACTCAAATCCCATAAACTTTGATATTTCTTTTTTTCCAAATGTCTCGATAAATAGATAGAGTAGTATGATCCATCCTTTATCTTTTACTTGAGAAATACCTCCATTAAAAATTGCTTGTATATCCAATTCATTTATAAAAGCAACGGTTTCAATCACCCCTGGACTTTGGACATCTAGTTTCATTTCACTGATTTTATAATCGGACACCTTTTCTATGTTGTTCACAACCTTATGAAATTCTAGCCATAAGTCATTATCGATGCCTTTTTCTCGATTCACCTTTATATTTATATGCAAATTGTCATTTTGGATATAAATAGGGGCAATCATATTATTTAGTTGAAATTTGAACTGATTCAAGTTTGCTATAGCTTGATGCATATTGAGATGATTTAATATTTCTGCATCTACATCTTTACGTTCAATCGTTTTTATCCATTCTACATCTCTGTAAAGTTTGTTTTTAGAAACTTGATATTTTCTTATATTTCTTTTACTGTCATAAATATAACTTCTGTTTTCAATTGAATATAAATCCTCATTTGAATACTCTTTAGCTTTACTTATAACATAGCCGATTTTGTATTTTCTCGAGCTCTTATAAGGTATCATTATTAAATCATTTTCTTTAATACCATGTACAAAATTATAAATTCTGCTAGCCTCTATAGTTATACTTCTTTTACTATGTGTTTTTTCTTTTATTAAATCAGCTTTCTCTTTTTCAGTAAGATTGTTTTCCAGTGCATTCTCTTCTATATTTTTTATCTTCAAATCGTTTAGACGAGTTAATTCTTTATGTACTTCCTCATAAGTTTTTAGTTCATTTAATTTTTTTAGATTGATATTAGGATCAACTATTGTACAATGACCTTCTGCAACAAATTCATTATACCAATTACCTCCATTAGTTCTGATAAACCAATAGTTCATTTCATTATTTAAAACATTTATTTTTATATATTGTGAATCTTCGGTTGTCATTTACCCATCTCCATTTTCATTTTTCGTATAAAAAAATAAGGGTATAGCTAAGACACCCTTATTATTAAGTTTTATTTTAAATCTATTAAATCTTTTTCAGTACCAAAGAAACCTGTTGAAACTTCTAATTGTTTTTCTTTATCTATTAATGAATTTGATACATCGAAAACTACCTTACCTGTTAATTCGCTATCTGGATTCAGTTCTTCTAAGAAGAAAGAATTGTTAGAATCGTTAGCAGTTATAGATGCACCACCATCAGCACTTAAAGTTTTACTACCAACTTTTAATTTAAATAAATCTGAATCGACGATAATTGCATCATCGCCATTATTTTTAACAGTAATATCCACTATTTGATAAGTTCCTTTAGCTTTTTCGCCGAAACCATCTGTACCAACTGCATTTGTAGTACTTACACCATTAACTTTATACTCCATTTTTCCTACTTTAACTGTGTCGCCGATTTTGTAAGTCTTTTTAGTTTCTTTCTTTTCAGATGTAGTAGTTGATTCTTTAGATGAACTTTCTTTCTTCGTATCATCTTCGCCACCCATCGCAGCACAAGCGCCAATAATTAACATCAATAATACAAGACCTAAGCAACCAGGTAAAAACTTATTCTTCTTCTTAGGAGCATCACGATACACGACACGTTCACCTTTCTCGTTGTATAAAACTTCTTCTTCCTTTTCCTTTCTTGCCAATATAAACATCTCCCTCAATTTAATTTTATGATAAGGCATTAAGCCGGTTATCCTTATTATAATTCTTGAATCTTCAAAGGCTCGAATTGTATTAGGTAGCCTGTATATCTAACATACAGTCCAAATTTTGATTTATAATCTTCTATTGCTTCATTGAAATGAACACGATCTATTTCTAAGTGTAGGCACATTTCATATATATCGCCCCAAAGCCCTTTTTTGTAGCATTCAATAAGTTTTTCTAAAGGTAGTATTAATTTGTGGCCAAAACGTCGAGCTCTCAACTCTTGTCTAGCTGAATCGACATTGTATTGTTTGTTGTAGACTGACAGAATATCACCATATGAAGTCTCATGGTGGCCAATTTCTTCAGCTAGATGACCGTTTTGAATATAATAATTAAGTCTATTTGTTATTGTAATAATCCCGTTAGGATATTCAAAATATCTTTCGTATAATCCGCCCATCTTAGCAGGCATATCTTCATCATATTCAATTATCATATTAGGATATGGATCTAACAATTTCTCTCTAAGTTGCATCTTCACAACTCCTTACTTATTGCGGTTTCTTCTTAAGCTGCGTTTCATTTCTATGTATGCTAATATTTCTTCTAGCTCTTCTTCAGTAACATCATCATCAATATGTGCAGCTATAGTTTCAACTTCAGGCATATAAGTTATTTCTTCAAAGCCACCCAATTGGTCTAATGTTACCCCAAAAAACTTTGCTAAAACTTTTGCATGATCTAAGGACGGTGAAGTCTCTCCTTTTTCCCAACGATTCAAAGATGCACGTGAAAATTTTATATTTTCAGGTGACTTTTTATTCAATTCAGAAGTTAAAGTTTCTAGTGAGTAACCTTTCTTTTCTCTTAATGATGTTAAAGTCTTAGAAAATTTAGTCATTTTACGTGCGCCTCCAAAGAAAATTTAAATAATTTAATTTATAAATCTATAATAAGGAAAATATCTCATTTATGCAAGGTATTTTACAAACTTTTTTCTCAAAAACGAAATAAGTTTGTTGATTTCTCATTTATGAGATGTTAGTATTAATTTGTACCTCTCACATTTGAGAAGATGAAAGTACAGAAATGAGGTGGTATTTTGAGTGAAACAAGGTATGTTAAATTAAGGATGTTACTTGAAGAAAGAGGTATAAAACATAAAGAAATGGCGGAATTACTTGGAATAAATGTAGGTACATTTAGTCAAAAGATTAATCGCAGAAAAAGCAATTTTACTATGGATGAAGCTATTACTATAGCTAAATATCTGAATGTTAAAATGGAAGATATTTTTTTTGATTAAAATATCTCAAAAATGAGATGGGGAGGATTGTTATGAATCAATTAATACCAATTTCAGAAAATGACAATGGTGAAGTAGTTGTGAGTGGCAGAATGTTACATCAAGCTTTAGAAATTAAAACAGAGTATAAGAAATGGTTTAGCCGAATGACAGAGTATGGATTTGAAGAAAATCAAGACTATATAAGGGTGTCCCAAAAATGTCACACCCCTGGTGGAATTCAAGAAATGACTGATCATGTAATAAAACTAGACATGGCCAAAGAAATATCAATGATTCAAAGAACTGATTCAGGTAAGAAAGCAAGACAGTATTTCATTCAAGTTGAGAAACATTGGAACAGTCCGGAAATGATTATGAAACGAGCGTTACAGATTGCAGACAAGAAGATTATCGCACTTGAAGAGCAGATTAAGCTCGATAAACCAAAGACGATATTCGCAGATGCAGTTGCAGCAAGTAAAACTTCTATTTTGGTCGGTGAGTTAGCCAAGCTTTTGAAGCAGAACGGTGTCGAGATAGGACAGAAACGATTATTCACGTACTTAAGAGAAAACGGCTTTTTAATCAAGCGTAAAGGCACTGATTATAATATGCCGACGCAGTACTCAATGGAACGTGGACTATTCGAAATTAAAGAAACATCAATAACTCATTCTGATGGCCACGTATCAATCAACAAGACACCTAAAGTCACAGGTAAAGGACAACAGTATTTTATTAATAGGTTTTTAAATAGCGAGGTGAGTTAGATGGAAATCATTATTCCTGATGAATTTATCGAAAAGTTAGTAATCGATAAAGTACATGAAAAGTTAAATGATTTAAAGCTGACTTATTCGACCGTAGATATTTATAAACTTGCTGAACTTACAGGATTATCGAGATCTACTTTATTGAACAAATATACCTGCAAACCTGAATTCATAGATATCACTCTAAGGGAAGGCACGAGAGTGCTTTATCTTTATCCTGAATGCATGGAAGTCTACAGAAAAATATTAAAGGAGAGACAGTCATGAACTTTATTAAATCACTGCTTATAACATTCTTTTTAACGCTGTTCACCTTGTTATCAATGATGTTCTTTGCTTTATTCGTGAATATGTCACCTGCAACTTTACTGGCATCATCAATGATTGCGTTCTTACTTTTATTCATGGTCTCCATTCATACGGATTGGGTGAATGAATAATGATGGATTATTCAGGTGGTGCAGGTACTGAATCCTTCACTTTGAAAGGTGGTGAGACATTTGATACTAAAGCATATTATGAAACTGATTAAACCTGAAAGAAAACTGCAGAGGGATACGTTCAAAATTTATGAATATAACATTTGGCAGTATGAGATTAGAAAAATCAGAGAAAGTAAACATTACATTCTTGTTGATTATGGTGTAGATGATAAAAACGAATGTATGTATATTGAGTACTTTATCAGATGAGGAATATCCGGCATACGATCATACTCAACTATGACAATAAGGAAAAGCGAAGATGGAGAAAAGACTTTGAATATTATTCAAAGCGTGACGATGTATATATCATCTATCGAACATTCAGAAATAATTACGGTGGCCAGATTACGTTCTGCTACAAAAAATAAAAGCACATATCAAAGATATGCACCTATGTAAACTCGACACTTACATAATAGCATATCTCAAGATATAAAAGGAGATAGTTATGGAAAATTTACCGAGAACATTTTTAGTTAAAAGTCCTATTGCGATTGTGAAAGATAAATTCGATTTCAGATGCATGAGTTTTACAGCAATCAAAGAAAAGTATGAAGAGAAAGTAAGTTTTTACATTTTGCATGATGATACATCTGAACTTGTATTCCGAAAAGACATATTTGAAGAATCATGTTTTTGGGGCATGGATGATGAAGTAGTTACAGCACTTTATGAGTACGTTGAAGAAAATATTACTGAAATGGATAAGTTGTTTACGCAGCTTAAACGATTTGGAATTTAGGAGGACGTGCAATGAATTTAAAATTAAAGCAATTGATCATAAAAGACTTTCAGGGTATTAAGGAACAGTCATTCAACTTCGATGGCCAGAACGCTACTATTTATGGTCAGAATGGTTCAGGTAAGACAACAACAGCTACTGCGCTTCAATGGTTGCTATTTGGCAAGAACTTGCAGGGAAAACAAATTGATGTTGTACCTTTAGATAAAGACAACAACGAATTATACGAATCAATTCCGCACATAACTGCAGTTTTTGATAAAGATGGCCAAGAGTTAAAGCTCACAAAAGAATCATTTCCAGAGTACACAGAAAATAAAATGACTGGTGCCAAAGAATACACTAAGTCACGAAAAGGAAAGCAGTACATTGACGATGTGCCTTTCACGATTACAAACTTCAAGAAAGAGATTAGCGAAATAATCGATGAAGATATATTCAAGCTAGTTACTAATATTCATACGTTCAATGATCTGCACTGGACAGATAGAAGAAAAATCTTATTTGAAGTATGTGGCCAGCTTTCAGACAACGAAATAATCGAGAGTAACAAAGAACTTGAACCCCTTATTGAAATTTTGAAAAACAAATCAGTAGAAGACCAGAAGAAAGTGGTTAAGGACAAGTTGAAAAAGACGAATGATGACATCAAAGATATTCCTGTACGCATCAATGAAGCTACGTTATCAAAAGTTGAAGTTACAGGAACAGATGTAAATATCGATGAAGTTAAGCAACAGATTGCTGACTTTGAGAGTCAGATTCATTCAATAAATAATGGTTCAGAAGAAATCGAATTACGCAATCAGATTTCACAAAAGAAGAATGAATTAAAGTTACTTGAACAGAATTATTCAAGCGATAATCAATCGAATATCAATAACTTAAAGTCAAAGCTATCTCTTGAAGAAAGCAATAAACTCAACTTTGAGTCAAAGGTTCGCATGATTAACCAATCGATTAATGATAATAAAACAAATCGTGAATTGAAGTTAAAAGAATATAAAGAAGTCGATGCAGAAATTAAAGAAGTTGAAGCATCAGAACATGTCGCAACTGTAGATGATACATGTTCGTGTTGTGGCCAGGCACTGCCACCTGAAAAAATCGAGAGTACAAAGCAAAAAGCGTTAGAGCAGTTCAACAAGAATAAGTCATTGAAGTTAGAACAGCTTAATCAACGTAAGCAGACGTTGTTAGAGCAGGGTAAGCAGTTCAAGCCGACAATTGAAAAATTAGAAAGTGATCTGCAAACTGAGCAAAAGAAAGTAGATGACGTTCAAAAGGTTATCGATTCGCTTAAATCACGAATCGAAAGCTTATCAAATGAGCTAATACCTGTTAATGAAACTACTGAATACAAATCAATACTCGAAGAAATCAATCAGTTAAATCATCAAAGAAGTAACATCGCAGAAATGAATAAAGAGAAGGTCAATGCTATTCGAGAAGAAATCTATAAGTTAGATCAGAAAGTTCTTGAATTCAATAAACATCAAGCGAGCATCGATAACAATAAACGCATTGATGAGCGTATCAAAGAGTTACGCATCCAGGAAGAAGAACTTATCTCGATTAAAGAAGAATTGAATTATCAACTGTACTTAATCGATGAATTTAATCGCACTAAAGTTAAGACGATTGAAGAATCTATAAACAATAAATTCAAGATGGCCAGATTTAAATTATTCGATGAGAAGAAGAACGGAAACATTGAAGAAACATGTATCACGACATTCGAAGGTATCGAATTTGGTAGAGGTTTGAATACTGCAGCGATGATTAACGTAGGTTTAGACATCATCAATACATTAACTGAACATTATAACGTTTATGCTCCAATCTTTATCGATAACGCAGAATCTGTTACGAACGTCTATCAAACTAATTCGCAACAGATTGAGCTGAAGGTTAGTGAAGCTGATGAGAGTTTAAGAGTTTTTATTTAAGGCTCTATAAGAAATTCAGCAGGAATTGTAACAGTATGTTTCTTATTACGAGCTTCATATATCACAACTACTTCTGATGGGGGTGCATCAAAATAATAAGCAAATTGTTCTTTACTATATGGAAGTACATTTAAATCTTTTTCTAACACATTTGCATATAAATAGTGAGCAAACCTAGGTGTCGGTATGGAAATACCGTAAAGAGATTTTGTATAAATCGTTGATGTTGGTTCATGATCAATCCAATCGATGTCATGACCATCTCTCCTAAAAACAAATTTTTTTAAAATGATGATTGAGTTTGAGTCATTTACTAAAGTGAAAGAACTTAAAACCATATTATCAACTTCATCTACTTCATTATCTATTTCTTCAATTCTGATATTAATTTGATTTTTACTTGTTTCAACAAGGTACATTCTTATTGATATTGCAATTGCAACAATAGATATGAATAAACTAATTATACTAATAATTATTTCCAAATAAATCATCCTTTCAAAGTTGTTAAATAAATTATATCAGAATCGAGATGATTACATTGAATCTTAATCAAATTATCGCAATGAATATTAGAGCGTATCGAAAGTATTATAGGTTAACTCAAAACGAGTTAGCAGAAAGAGCTGGCATTACAAGATGTCATTTGAATGACATCGAACACTTAAGAAAAAATGTTTCTATTCAGACGTTAGAGAAAATCGCAAAAAAATTAGAAGTAGAACCATACAAATTATTAAAAAATACGGAGGAAATTTAATATGACAAACGAAATTTTAGTTAAAAATAGCAAGATGGGTGATAGTGTATTAGCCAGAGTTAAGGACTTAGAAAGCAAAGGGGATTTAAAGTTTCCTGTAAATTACTCACCTGAAAACGCAATGAAGAGCGCTATGCTGCAACTTCAAGAATTGAAGGGATCTAAAAAAGAGGGTTATAAGCCTGCGCTTGAAATTGCAACACCAAACAGCGTGGCTAACGCATTGATGGATATGGTAGTACAAGGACTTAATCCTATGAAAAATCAAGGCTACTTTATCATGTACGGTAATAAAGTGCAGTTTCAACGTTCGTATTTAGGAACTATGTCAGTTACTAAACGAGTTACAGGATGCGAAGAAATTAACGCTACAGTAATTTTTGAAGGCGATGATGTTAAATATAAGACTAAAAACGGTAAAATCGTTGACCTGGAACACTCTCAATCATTTGGAAATCGTGACACTAAGAAAATTATTGGGGCTTACTGCACAATCGTATTTGAAGATGAGAGTAAGAACTATACAGAAATTATGACGATTGATGAAATTGAAGAGGCATGGAAGCAGTCTACTGCAGTCTGGGAAGGAAAATTTAAGGATGATGGCACGCATAGACGTTTTCCTGTAGAAATGGCCAAGAAAACAATTATCAACCGTACATGTAAAAAGCTATTAAATAGTTCAGATGATTCAAGTTTACTTAAGAATCAAATTTTACAAAGCGAACAAAGACAACGCAAAGAAGTATTTGATGCAGAGATCGAAGAAAATCAAGCGGTTGAAGTATTAGATATTGATGACATTGAACCTGTAGAAGAAGTTCAAGACGTAACTGAATTTGAAGAATTTGAAGATGAAAAGCCTGCATCGACTTCAACAGTACCGGAAAACGAAGAAGACCCATTTTAATACAAACTATAGGCAGTGGATCATCAGGTAACTGTTACAGGATATCTGATGGCCATACTGACCTTTTGCTTGAAGCAGGCATATCATTCAAAGAAATGCAAAAGGCAGTGAAGTTTCAAACTTCTAAAATCAAAGGTTGTTTAATCACTCATGAACATAACGATCATGCAGCATATACAGAACAGTATTTAAAACATGGAATAGAATGTTATGCGACAAAAGGAACGTTAGAAGGAATTAATTTAGAGCATCACAGATTGTATGAAGTTGAGTATAAGAAAACTTTTAAAATTGGTACGTGGTCGATAATGGCTTTCAGAGTAAATCATGATGCGAAAGAGCCCTGCGGTTATCTGCTAAAGAGTATACATGGATATAAGCTGCTATTCGTTACTGATACTTACTACTGTCAGTATAAGTTTCCAGGTATCACGCACATGATGCTTGAAGTTAATTATATCTATGAAGAGATGCAGAATAACGTTCAGAACGGTTCACTGCATCCCGGACTTGCTAGACGAATTATGAAATCGCATTTCAGTTTAGAACATGCTGTAGGATTCTTAAGAGCGACAGATACTACTCAATTAAAAGAAGTACATCTGATTCACCTATCGAACTCAAATTCTAATGCAGCAGTTATTAAAGAAAAAATACAGGAAGTAGCAGGTGTACCTGTCTACATTTCAGAGAAAGGAAGTTAAAACATGGATTTATCTGAAATCGTGGCTATGAACTTGAAAGAAATAATGAATATAAAAAGGGTTGGTGTTTCAGAACTTTCTACAACGACTAAAATTAGCAGGAATACTATCACTAATTTGAGAAGTGGTCGAACTAAGATGATTCAATTCCAAACTATCGAAAAGATAAGCAAGGCTTTAAATATAGATAGTTATCAATTGTTTGAAATGAATAATTTTATTGTAGGTAGAATTGAAATGAAGAATAAGTTGGGAGGATATAACGAATGAATGATTGTAAATTCATAGGACGAATAACAAAGGATCCTGAATACAGAGTGACATCATCAGGAACACAGCTCATTAATTTCGAGTTAGCAGTACGACGTAGCTATAAAAATCAAAACGATGAGTACGAAGCAGACTTTATTAGATGTATCGCATTTAAGAAAACAGCTGAATTTATTAATAACTATGCTAGAAAAGGTTACTTAATGGCAGTCGCAGGCGAAATGCGAAACAACAACTATGAAGATCAGAACGGTGTTAAACATTATGGAATGCAGCTGATTGTAAACAACGTTGATTCACAAGTGTTATTTCAAAGTAAAAAGAACGATGATAGTCACCAGCAAAGCAGTCAACCAACTTACAGTAGTACTCAAACAACTACAGGACAGAATAATAATCCATTTAATAATAGTGGACCAATCGATATCAGTGATGATGATTTGCCGTTCTAATTCATTCAGCTAAGAAAGAGGTGAGTAAATGGCTGGGTGGATAAGTTTGCATCGCTCAATTGAAAAGCATTGGTTATACGAAGAAGAGAGAAAGTTTTCGAGATTTGAAGCATGGGTTGATTTATTGTTAATGGTAAATCATTCAGACAACAAAACAATGATTGATGGAAAGCTAGTCACAGTTAAACGTGGTCAGAGAATCACCTCTCTTAGAAAACTAGGCGACAGGTGGAACTGGTCATTAACAAAAGTAGATGCATTTTTAAAGTTGTTAGAAGAAGACAAAATGATTGTCTTAAAAAAAGACACTAAAAAAACGCTTGTAACCATTGTCAATTATGACATCTATCAAAATAATGATTTAGAAAAAAGACACAGAAAAGACAGTGAAAAGACAGTCAAAGAACACAGAAAAGACAGTGAAAAGACACAGAAAAAAACAAACAATAATGTTAATAAAGAAAATAATGATAATAAAGTAATAAGTAGTAGTAACAACGACAACTTCAAAACAGTTGTGAATGCATATCAAGATAATATCGAACAAAATCCTGCTCCAGTGACATTCCAAAAAATACAACAAGATTTTACCGATTACGGTAAAGACATCATGATGTACGCGATTGAAAAGTCAGCATTAAGAAATAATCACAACTATTCATTCATTAATTTCTTATTAAATGACTGGAAGAAGAAGCAGCTAACAACTGTTGATGAAATTAAACAGAGTGAACATAACTTCGAGTTTAAAAAACAATCGAATTATTCTAAGCAGAATCAACAAAAAGAAATGACACCGTCCTGGATCAATCAGGAGAATACTCAAAAACAAGACATCGATGAAGAAGAGCTTGAAAGGGAACGTCAGAAGTTACTCGAAGAATTGAATAGCAATTGGGAGGATAACGAATGAAAATTATATACTCACATAGCGACTGGAATGTAATTGATCCTCAGAATCAGATTGTTGAATCATTTTCAAGCAAACAATGTGCTGAGGACTATCTGAAAGCATTAGAAGTACCATACAAAGAATTTTACAAAGTAAAAGAACATAAAGTGATGAGAAGAGAGGGATAAGTAATGATTAAAATATCTAAAGAACAAATAGTAGGGTTACTTCAAATACAACGTAATTTTGATGATCGAATCGAAACGAAGAATATTAGCGATTCAATGGCTGCATTCTTTATAGAATTTGTTGAGTGGGTTAATACAGTCGAATTCTTTAAGAATTGGAAACAGAATAAAGGTAAAGCTAGAGAATTACAGTTAGAAGAGCTCGCAGATATGTTAGCGTTCGGTTTATCACTAATGAATCAGGTTGGAGATAAAACGGGATATACAGAAAAACAATTATCAACACTTTTCGTAGGGCTTGCTAAAGGAGATTCAGATGCAACTTTTGAATTAAATTCATCAAATTTTGTAATGATATTAAGTATATTGACCAATGAAGTAATAAAAGGATTCGACATTAGTGTGATTGTCAACCTAGCTTATGCTCCATTTATGTTCGCGAACACTTACTATACTGTCGATGAACTAGTTGAAGCGTACAAGAAAAAGATGAAGGTTAATCATCAACGTCAGGAGAGTGGGTACTGATGAAGACGACAATCAAATCAAGTAAGTACATGGATCAATTCAGCAGAGTAGTTAATAAGTCACTTGAAATGATTAAAGCGAAAGTTAAATGCGATGAGTGAGAAAAGGTCAAAGTATAATGCCAAGAAGTCCACCTTCGACGGTATCACATTCGATTCAGTTGTTGAGTGCGATTATTATAAATTTCTTCTTGAACAGAAGAAGAAAGGGAAAGTAATCGATGTTAAATTGCAGCCGAAATACGAGATTATCGAGAAGGTGGCCAACTTCCGAGCGACGTACTACGTTGCAGATTTTGAAGTCAAGTTACCAGGTGGCCACATAACAGTGATTGATATTAAAGGTATGGCTACAGACACTGCAAAGATTAAACGTAAGCTATTCATGGTTAAATATCCGAACGTGGAGCTGCTTTGGATATGTAAGGCTCCAAAATATCACGCTGATGATACAGGAGAAAAATGGATAGAGTATGACCAACTCAATAAGTTGAGAAGTAAAAGAAAAAAGTTAAAACATATGGAGGATAAGGAAAAATGAAAAATATCGATTTAAATTTAAATACGATTTTAGATGGAGCAGTACAAGAACAGTTCGACTTGGCGATGGAAGATGTACTTAAGAATATTCATGATCCAAATACAGAGCCAGGCAAATCAAGGAAGGTTACAGTTACATTTAAAATTTCATCAAATCCTGCACGCGAGACGTTAAACGTTGAAGTAGATACAAAGACTTCGCTTGTAGGAAAACAGCCTGTAATGGCTACTCTTTTAACAGGAGAAGATGCAACTGGAGTACATGCTCGAGAGTTGAAGTCAGGAGCGAAAGACCAGACGTATTTCGACGATAACGGAACAGTCAGAAATGACGACGGAAAACCTGTAGAGAAAGAAAGCAATGTTACACCTATCAAAAATAAGAAAGCATTATTTAAATAAAAAGGAGACTGATAAATATGTTAAAAGAAGCTATGGAATGGATTAGAGCGAATACCGCAAGCGTTGAGATGCTAAAAATTAATGGTCAAGAATACTCGAACAGAGAGTTGTATAAATTACAACAGCCAGTTCGTAGAGAGTTAAATGTCACAACATTGACTGGATTAGTTGATTATATTAAGTCTGCATTTGATGGTAATGAAAAATATATCATAACAGTATTAAGCGAAAGCCATGTAATCATTGAGTCAAAGCTCAATTTAAATAAAAGACGTGAGTGCATTATCACATCGAACGCTCAAATTCCAAACGTAACATTAAATGAGTTTATCGACCTGGAAAAGTTCAATATTCAATTACAGTCAGTATTTGTTCCGAATGAAGAAAGAGCAACAGTATTGAGTCTGATCGGAAACATCAAGACTGAAAATGTATCAAATACAGGGGACGACGGTATCAGTCAGATGGTAGAAGTGAAACGTGGTGTTACTACTGTTAAGAAAGAAGAAGTACCGAATCCAGTTTATTTAAAGCCTTTCAGAACGTTCACTGAAATCTCTCAACCTGAATCAGCATTTGTACTACGTATAAAAGAAAGCCCGTCATATGGACTACAAGCAGCACTTTTTGAAGCTGATGGCGGAGCTTGGAAGAATGAAGCAATTTTAAATATTAAGGAATACCTGGAAGAAGAACTCAAAGTTCATAAAGAAAGAATCACGATTTTAGCATAATCAATGGGGGCGGTTACCCGTCCCTCAATAATAAAAAAGGAGCGAATGGCATGAGAACGACATTAAAAGGATTAACTGTAGAAGAAGTAGATAAGATTATTTTCAATACTAAAAACATGAAGGAAGCAGCGAATGAAATCGGCGTTGCTTATCAGTCATTACTTCAATTTAGAAGTGAGAACATGAAGGAGTTCAAAAAACTGAAAGCTCAGCGAGAGCAAGGACTTATCTTTGATGAAGCACCTGTAATTAAGACGAAACCTGTAAAAGGTGCAAGTCAAATACCAATTGTTGAAACGATTGAGAAGTCTGAATATGACAAGTTACTTGATCAAGTTAAAGAATTAGAAGAGAAAATTATTGAAAAGAATCTAGAAATTAAGCAGCTTGAAAAAGATAAGAAGAAAGCTGTTAGTGATAGAGAGACGTTCGAGAAAGATGCGACAACTAAACTAAAAAAATTAGAAAAGGTTGTTGAAGATATAGTTGATAATAAAGTTAAAAACCTTAATTCTCAACTTGAAAAGCATAAAAATACAATCGATAAAATCAGTGAAGTAAATAGGAACTTGCAAGAGACTGTTAAGCAGGCGAATGCGACGATTAAAGAGTATCAAGACAAAGAGACTGAGATGGTACTGAATTATGAAGAGCAGCTGAAAGAAAAAAATGCATTCATCGAGAAGTTAGAGAATGAATTAAATACGTCTCAGCAATCAGAAAAAGTAATCGACGTTATTAATAAAGCAGGACATTATAATTATGGTGAAATTGAAGTGATTGATTTCATCGAGCAAGTTATCGAGCATTATCCATCTGTAGTTGCAAACAGTATCGCTAACGTTATTAAATACGTTGCACGAGCTCCGCATAAAAACAATGTTCAGGATCTGGAGAAAGCAGAGTACTACATTAAACGAGCAATTGATAAAACAAATGAAAAAATCTCATAAAAAAAGAGCCATACCGGCTCGTGATTTATATATTCGACAACTATATTATATCACGCTAGGAGGCTTATATGAGAGATTTATTGATAGAGTATATACAATCATCCAAAGAACTAAAAGAGCACATAGAATCATTTAAATTAGAGCATGAAGAAGTGCTTGATGCATATAAGGAAAGTAAAGGTAAGAATAAAGGTAAAAATCAGACTGCAGCATGTCCAGTGATGAATGAATTGAACATATTGAATAACATGTATAATGAACAATTATTTATTATTGATTGGCTACGCTCAGGGCATAATCCAAACGAACACAGAGCCATCGACAAACGTACAGTATATTTAGTTGATCATAAAGTCCTGGAATCAGTAATCGATGATAATCACTACAAGAAAGTATCATTTGATGAGTATGATGATTACATAAAAGATGCAAATAATAGTATTAGTCACGCTTTAGGGAGATTGAGTAAGAGAGAGCTTGAAGTATTCTTGATGATAGACTGCGAAAAAATGAGTTTCCAAGATGTAGCTGAAATATTGAACCTGGCAAAAGGCTCGATACAGAAATTCTATGAGAGAGCCAAAGAAAAAATAGCGAAAGAAGTAGATTATAACCTGTTTCTTCTGTAAAGTAAAAGTACTTGTCACTGTCTTACGAAATATACATTTATGTAAAGTAAAAATGCTTTACATCTCCTAAAGTGATTAATTGTTTACAATCCACCTAGTAATTTCTAGGTGGATTTTGTATTATAAAAGTGTACATGTAAATGTGCCAATTAATTACAAAGGGAGAAGATATTATGGAAATGCAAATTTTAAAAAATTTATTTAAAGAGATTTACGAAGAAGATGTATATTTTACTTTTCAATCAAGAGATAATGAATTACGTATTTTTATTTTAGAGTTACTGAAAAAATTTAATCTTGAACCAAAAGAAAATGAAGACTTCCTTTTTTTAAACTTAACAAAAGATGAATCGGACTTTTTAAAAATTAGTCAAATTCTTATTTTTATCGAAGATGATTTATATGTCATTGGTAAAGTTGAAGAAGAAAAAGGATATCAATTAGAAATTATACCTAATTTTGAGGTAGAATCTATAAAATTACAAACGAAAAGTAAATATCATTTAGAAATAGATTCTATGGAATTAAAAATTTCTGGATATACCATTGAAATTAACGAAACTTTAAAGAAAGAACATTTATTAGAACTAGTGAATAGATTAAAAAAACTATAAAGAAAAACACTCACTTCGGTGGGTGTTTTTTGATGCGAAAATTTAAAAAGCAATTAGCATAAGGGCGTGATATATGAGATGAAATTAACATTAAAGCAACAGAAGTTTGCTGATGAATATATTAAACTCGGTAATATTGAGCAAGCTGCTATAAATGCAGGATATAGCAAAGCATATGCAAGAGGGAATGCGCATAAGTTGGTTGCAAATGTGAGCATTTCTGAATATATTGAGAATCGTTTGGCTGATTTGAAATCTGAAGCAATAGCAGATCAGACAGAAGTACTCGAATATTTAACTTCAGTAATGCGACGTGAAAAGAAAGAAGTAGTTGTCGTTACCCTTACAAAAGAAGAATCTAAGTGGGTTGATGGTAAGAAGCAAACGATTAAAACAGAAGTCCCAGAGCTTGTCGAAATTCCTGCAAAGTTATCAGATGCCAATAAAGCAGCTGAACTTCTGGGTAAAAGATATAAGTTATTTACAGACCAACAAGACATAAATGTAAATAGTGTGGTGCAGTTCTATGACGACATTGATTAATCTATCAGACTTAATTCCTAAGCATTTCCATACCATTTGGAAAGCAGCTAAAGACCCCTCAATACTTAACATCATCTGCAAAGGCGGTCGTGGTAGTGGCAAATCATCAGATGTAGCGCATATTATATTACAGTTAATTATGCGTTATCCGTTAAATGCAGTTGTGATTCGTAAAGTGGATAATACACTTGTAACGTCTGTATACGAGCAGATTAAGTGGGCAATGGAACAACAACAAGTAAGTCATTTATTTAAGGTTATTAAGTCACCTTTAGAAATACAGTATCTCCCTAGAGGAAATAAGATTATTTTCAGAGGGGCGCAGAATCCTGAAAGATTGAAATCGTTAAAAGATAGTAAATTCCCTTACGCTTTAGCATGGATTGAAGAATTAGCAGAATTTAAAACTGAAGATGAAGTAACGACTATCACTAACTCGCTATTGCGTGGAGAATTAGATGATGGTCTTTTTTATAAGTTTTTCTTTACGTATAACCCGCCTAAGCGAAAAACCAGTTGGGTTAACAAGAAATACGAAACGGTATTTCAACCTCCTAATACGTTCGTTCATCATAGTACATATAAGGATAATCCGTACATCGCACAAGCGTTCAAAGATGAAGCAGAAGCGCAGCGCATTAAGAATGAAAAGCGTTATCGCTGGGAGTACCTGGGGGAAGCAATTGGTAGTGGTGTTGTACCGTTCGATAACTTGCAGTTTAGAGAAATTACAGATGATGAATGCAACAACTTCGATAATATTCGTAACGCAGTCGACTTTGGTTATGCTACTGATCCATTAGCTTTTGTAAGGTGGCATTATGATAAGAAACGAAAAACGATTTACGCAATGGATGAATTGTACGGACAGAAAATAAGTAACAGAGATTTAGCAAAATGGCTTCATACTAAAAGTTATGCGCATGAAGAAATACAAGCAGATAGTGCAGAGCCAAAGTCCATAGCAGAGCTTAAGAATGAGCACAATATCCCTCGAATCAAAGGTGTGTTCAAAGGTAAAGACAGCGTTGAATATGGGGAGCAATGGCTTGATGATTTAGATGCGATTGTTATTGACCCAAAACGTACACCAAACATAGCAAGAGAATTCGAGAATATAGATTATCAGACGGATAAAGACGGTAATCCCAAACCTCGACTAGAAGATAAGGATAATCACTCAATTGATGCGACACGTTATGCATTTAGTATGGATATGAATGGTAAAAAAGAATCACTATCAACAAACGATTTGATGAACATTAAGAGTATTTTTTAAGGAGGGAATATATTGAATTACAATTACAAAGAAAGTTATATCGCTAATGCGAATGATGACTTCACGATTAATAATGAAGAAGATATCTATAACGCAGACGTGATTAGGGAATTCGTGCAGCGTCATAAGTTGGAGCAGTTGCCACGACTACAGTTTTTAGAAGATTATTATCTGAATAGAAATGTTGATGTATTACGTCCTAACAGAAGAGCTGAAACAGATAGAAATAAAGCAGATCATCGAGCAACTCACAATTACGCAAAGTATATCAGTCAGTTTATCGTCGGCTACATGACAGGTAATCCTATTACTATCAGTCACAATGATAGTAATACGCAACAAGTGATTATGGATTTAAATGACTTCAACGATGCAGATTCTGTGAACAGTCAATTATCATTAGACCTATCAATTTATGGTCGAGCATTTGAAGTTGTTTATAGAAACGAAAATGATGAAGATAAGTTTCTGCCACTTAATCCGAAAAATACTTTCTGTGTTTACAATACTGACATTGAAAGAAAAATGGTAGCTGGTATCAGATACAGTAATTCAACAGATAGTGATGGTAAACCTTTAGAACGTATCGAAGTCTATACCAATACTAAAGTATGTTATTACGAGTTAATGGATGGTAATTATCGTCTTACTGATGAGCAAGAACATTACTATAATGAGCCCCAGATTACAGAATACGTAAACGATGGCTTTAAACAAGGAGATTATGAGAATGTAATCAGCCTGATTGATTTATACGATAGCGCTCAGTCAGATACAGCTAACTACATGACAGATTTAAATGATGCGATGTTAGCAATTATAGGTAATGTGGATTTAACAGGTGATGAAGCAATTAAGTTCAAGAGTGCTAATATGATTAAAGTCACACCAGGAATGACTGCATCCGGTGGAGAAGGTAAAGCAGATGTTAAGTATGTTTATAAAGAATATGATGTGAATGGTTCTGAAGCATATAAGACACGTTTAGAAAATGACATTCATAAGTTCACAAATACACCTGATTTAAACGATGATAACTTTGCAGGTGCACAATCAGGCGAATCAATGAAATATAAGTTATTTGGTCTAGATCAAAAACGCGCAACGAAAGAAAGATTCTTTAAAAAAGGCTTGATAAAACGTTATAGATTATTATTCCGTATGCATAACATTGTCGGAAATGGATTAGATCATACAGACATCACAGTAACATTTACACCTAATCTACCTAAAGCTATTAAAGAATCAGTTGATGTTTTTACTGCGTTGCAAGGCTCTATATCAGAAAAAACTTTACTCAGTCAATTGCCTTTTATCGATAATCCTGATGAAGAAGCAGAGCAAATGAAATTAGAAAGAGAAGCGCGTCAACAGGAACTGAAAAACGCTCGTCCTGACATTTACGATTTAACTAAAGTAGGTGTTGATAATGCCAAAGAAAAACAATAAGCAGTCATATTGGATTGAACGTGAGAAAGATAATCTCACAACAGAATTAATGAAAGACGAGCAGGTATCTAATGAAGTGAAACGCATACTAGAGAACGCTATGAATATGTGTAGGAAAGAGATGGAATCGTACTATACACGTTTTGCAGATAAAGAAGGTATTACAGTTAGTGAAGCTAAGAAGTTAGTAAGCGAGTATGACGTTACTGAGTATGAAACATTGGCTAGACAATATGTTAAAGATAAAGATTTTTCTGATGAAGCGAATAAGCGATTACGACTGTATAACGTTTCTATGAAAGTGAATCGTGAAGAATTACTGCTCGCAACGTTGAATACGCATCTGATTGCTGCAACGAATGATGTACATCATAAAGTAGATGAGTATTTACAAGATGGTGCTATGCGTGAACTAAAACGTCAAGCTGGATTGCTAGGAAATATCAGCGTAAAGCAAAGTGATATTGATTCAATCATCAACGCTTCTTACTATGATGCCACATGGTCGAAGAGATTATGGAGTAACATGGACGAAGTTAGAAAGATAGTAGATGAAACTGCAATAAGTACAGTCTTAAAAGGCAGACATCCTAAAGAATCTGTTAAACGATTACGTGAATTAACAGGTAGAAGTGACTATGAAGCTAGACGATTACTTATAACAGAAGTGTCACGAGTACAGATTGAAGCAAAGCGATTAAGTTTTAAAGATCTAGGAGTTATTAAATATAAGTATCTTGCAGTTTTAGATAACCGAACTACACATACCTGCAGAAGTCTTAACGGTAAAGTATTCGATGTATCAGACATGAAGCCAGGTATCAACGCACCTCCGATGCATGCGTTCTGTAGAAGTACAATTATTCCATATAGTCGCAAAGAAGAGAGCGATTGGGATGAAGAAGATGGCGATTTATACATCGATGACGAGCAGATAGAACGTGAAGCAGATGCGGAGAATGATGCTGTGATGGCAGATATTGATGATATCATCGAACGTTTAGATCAGTTAGACATACAAGAAGTTAAAAGGGCGGTAAAAAAAGTTGAAAATAACCAACCCCCTTATCTCACAGACAACTATAACAGAGCGTTAAATGAAGAAGAGCAACAGAACGTATTAGAACAGTTAAATAAAGCTGACAGACGTGCTGTACAGTTGTTTAATCAGTATGCCGACGTAAAGATAAAGAAAGATGATAATACTTACTATGATTTCGATAGCAATGCTATTCACATTGAAGAGGATTATATGGACCTTGGTGTTGAAGGTAGTCACGAAACAGAATACGCTAGACCGTTTTTTCATGAGGTTGGACATGCAATAGACAGTAACTATGCGAATAGTACCGGTATGGGCAAACTTTTTGCAGCAAGTCTACTAATGCATAATAGCGATAACGAAGACATTAGTGATATTGCTAAAAAAGAATGGCAGAATTTGATAAAGCGAACAATGAAACAGCATCATGTAGACGAGGGAAAAGCTATGGACACAATCGCTAAGAAGATTACAAACAGAAAACAATCTGATTGGATAGCCTTATCTTCGATAGTAGAAGGTATAACTGAAGGTGGATATCATTTTGGATATGGTCATGGCCCAGGTTATTGGAAAGATTATTCTTCGCTTACAACGGAAATATTCGCAGAGTTATACAGCCTGCTAGTCACTAACCTAAAGGCATATAAGTATATCGCTACTGTATTCCCTGAAACAGTTTCAATGTTCGAACAGATTATTAATTACATGTTAGAAGAATAGTTGACAGTCGAGAGATTGACGGTTATTTAGTACAAAAGGAGTGGTTAAATGAATTTCGGACAAGCTATTGAAGAATTAAAAAGAGGTAAAAAGTTAGCTCGAAAAGGGTGGAACGGTAAAGGTATGTTCATCTATTTAGTTAAAGGGTCTGTTATTCCAAAATCTGAATTACGCAATGAAGCAAAAATGCATTACACAGAAGATAACAGTGAAATATTGATTAACCCTCACATTGATATGAAAGCAAGCGACGGTTCTATAGTTATTGGATGGTTAGCTTCACAAACAGATATTTTAGCAGAATATTGGCAAGTAGTGTAACCGACAGTCGAGAGATTGACGATAATTAGAGTAGAAGCATATTAGAAAGGTGGAGGATATATAATGACTGATCAAACAACACAAAAAGTATTGCAAGCATTCAAAGAAGATGAAAATATCATGAGTGTAGAGCGTAAAAATGGCAGTGTCGTTGTCACTTATCAATTGAAAGAGGATACGCCAACCGATTTAGGTTTTAAGCACTCTCTTCGCATCGTTGGAATTGATGGGGAAAAATTGAGAGGAACAATAATAAGTGATTTAGACGATAATAAAGAAAAACAAGATACCGAAAATTATAAAACTCCTGACGAACTTTTAATCGAATTGATACAAAAGCAAGGTTTACACGTCACAAACTTACAAATAAAAGAATTAATAAACCGACAACCTAAATGATTGACGGTTATTTTTTATGTCCAAACCATGCTTAAGACAATAAAAGGCGCAAGTGATCATAAGTCCGAACCATGCAACGACTCTAAACTTATCAAGAGAAAATAAGCGAGGTGCAAAAATGATTAATGACAACATGTTGAAATTAAATATCCAATTCTTTTCTGAAGATGAAACTACTGAAGAAACTATTGAGAATGGTCAGGAAAATACTGAGACAGAAGAGAAAGTTAAGACTTACACAGAAGATGAGTTTAACGAGAGGTTACAAAACGAGTTAACTCGCAGACTAAAGCAAAAAGACAAAGAGCGTGAAGAAGCGATTAAAGAAGCTGAAAAACTCGCAAAGATGAATGCTCAGCAAAAGCAAGAATATGAAATTGAAAAAATGAAACGTGAACTTGAAGATTACAAGCAGCGTGAAGCATTAAATGATATGCGTAAAGAAGCGAGCAATATGTTAGCTGAACGCAATATCAATGTAAAAGACGATGTACTAGATTTTATCGTTAAGACGACAGCTGAGGAAACTCAGAAGAATGTTGAAGTGTTCGCTGAAGCATTTAATGATGCAGTCAATAGTAAGTTGCAAGAAACGTTAAGACAGAAGTCGCCTAAAAATCTGACGGCCACAGGATTAACGAAAGCAGATATCTTAGCGATTGAAGATGATCTGCAACGACAAAATGCAATCGCACAAAATAGACACCTTTTTAGGTAACAGGAGGATTTATATATGACAGTAGAAAGAAATTTAACTGATGTAAGAGCACTAGGAGAAGCGAAATCTATCGACTTCGCTAATAAATTAGGAGTTGGCCTTGATAAGTTATTTCAAGCATTAAACGTAACGAATAAAATTCCAATGAACGTTGGTTCGGTGTTGAAACAGTACGCGTTCACTGTAGTTGATTCAACGGCACCAAACGGCGTTGTAGCTGAGGGAGAAGAGATTCCTTTAACTAAAGTTGAACGTAAGCAAGTAGCTATTACAGAACTTAAGTTCAAAAAGTACGCTAAAGCAACATCTGCTGAAGCTATTCAAGCACATGGGTATGACTTAGCAATCAATCGTACTGATCGTGAATTAATTCGTTATACTCAAAAGAAATTCCGCGCTGACTTCTTCTCAACTTTAAAAGCAGCAATCGAAAATGAATCACGTACAAACGATATCAAAGCATTAACAGCAGAAAATTTACAAGGTGCGTTATCAAAAGGACGTGCGAATCTTTCAGTGCTACTTGATGATGAAGTAACACCTATGGCATTCGTAAACCCAAATGACACAGCAGAACATATGGCAAAAGGTTTAATCAATTCCAACGGCGCACAATTTGGCATGAACTTACTTACTGATTATGTAGGCGTTAAAGTAATTGAATTTGCTGATGTACCAAAAGGGGAAGTGTGGATGACAGTAGCTGAGAACTTAAATGCTGCATATGCTAACCCTCGTGGTGAGTTATCACGTGCATTCGAATTTGCTACTGATGAAACAGGTTTTGTTGGTGTATTACATGATATTAATTCACGTCGATTAACATCTGAAACAGTTTTAACACATGCAGTAACGTTATTCCCTGAAAACGTTGATGCAGTAATCAAAGTAAAAATTAAGCCTGCTGTGGCTGGTGTGGGAGTATAAGAGTGGTTTAGTTTCCACTCTATTTTATTATAAGGTGGTGGTTATATGTTAGGAAAGGCGATTGTTAATTTTACTGATTTAGTAGAAAATAAGCATTATACGATTGATGATATCTATCATACTAATGATGAGAAACGTTATGGCGCGTTATCAAGCGATGATAATAATAATGGTGCGCCTGTTATTAAAGCATTAACATTAAGTGAATTAAAAAGTATCGCTCAAAAACATCAGATTAATGTACCTGCTAAAACAAAACGTGATGATCTAGAGAAGTTGATTGAAGGTGAAATTTATGCAGACGTTGAGTAATGTAAAACTGCAGATTGGTATCGAAGATGATAAACAAGACGACTTACTTAAGCTCATCATATCGAATGTTGAGAAAGCAATGTTAGGTTATTTACCAGGCATTTTAGAAGTACCTGTAGAACTCAGTTATATTGTCGAAGAAGTATCTGTAGCACGTTATTACAGACGTGGCAGTGAGGGAATGAAATCTAAAACAATTGAAGGTTTTTCCGTATCATATGATAACGAGTTTGATGCTTATCATCACATATTTGAACGCTATCAACCTACTAATGAAGCTACTCGTGGTTCGGTGGTGTTTTTTTAATGGATAAACATCGTGTTAAATTATACGCTCAAAAATCGGAGTACGACCCACGCTTGAGTAAGACAGTAAATAAACTGAGTTTGATTACAGATACAACTTGCTTTGTCACAGGAATTTCTAACAAGAGACAACTTGAAACTTTCGGGAATCTTACAAGTGCAGATACGACAATAAGATTGCTCAATAAAGATGTGATAGGGGTTACACACGCATCTATTAAAGATGAAAGATATAAGATAACTAAAGTCACATCTTATGACAATGATGTCATCATATACGCTTTAAAGGTGCAATCATGGTGAAGTGGAAAGGTCTAAGTCGAATGAAGAGAGACCTAAAAAATCATAGTCGGAACTCTGACAGGAAGTTAGATGATGCTATTTCAGAAATCGGGATAATGCTTGAGCGTGAAGTAACGAGTAACGCAGTATTTACCAAAGGCTACACTACAGGTAACTTAAGACGAATGATAAATTATTCGAAAACAGGATTTGCTAAAGGGACACTTTCGTCACCTGCGCATTATTCAGGGTTCGTTGAGAAAGGTACGCGTTATATGGACGCGCAACCTTTCTTTTTTATATCAATTTATAAAAATCAACTGGAAGTAATGAACATACTAGAAGAAAAAACGAGGTGATTAGATGAAGTCGCCGCGTCAACAATTATACGACGAAGTATTCTCATCTATTTCGATGTTAGGTTATCGAGTATACGATTTATTGCCTATGAGCGAAGTACCTTATCCGTTTATCGTGCTTAAACACAGCCTGACGGACTATAGGAGCACACAAAAATTGAATAGGGATATGATAGTGACGCTCAATGTAGATACATGGCATTTAGCTGAAGATAGAGGTCTACATGACAAGACAATGTTTCAAATCGAACAGTTACTTATAGACTTTCAATTGAGTGATACCTATGCATTGAAGGTAAAGAGAATCAACGTGACAGAAGTAACAGACAGAACGACTAACGATGAATTATTACATGGTTCAATAGAAGTAACATATCAAATAAATTAAGGAGTGATCATATGCAAATTGCAGATGGTGTATCAAAAGTATTATATTTCAGAAAATTAGGTGACAAGACAGCAGCAACTTTAGTTTTACAGCAAGAACATTCAAAATCATATAAACGAGAACGTGATGCAGTTATTACAAAGGCAGGTAAAGTCTTTAAAAAAGGCGAGCTAGAAGATGAGATTTCTATCAAAGCATTACAATCTACTAAAGATGATGCTTATAAGATGTTAGAAAAATCTATTGTAGACGGTGATGCTATCGAGGTGTGGGAAGTAGACCTTTCGAAAAAATCATCTAATCCTGAATCGACTGGTAAATTTCAAGCGGAATATCGTCAAGGCTATTTAACTGAGTGGGAAGCAACTTCTCCGTCTGAAGATGACCCTACTGTAGAAGGTACGTTCGTTACATTTGGCACGCGTCAAATCGGATTAGTAACTGTACCTCCAGAAGATTTAAAAAATGGTGGAGTTTTAGGCTATGCATTCCACGATATGATTGCATCAGATATTCCTAAAGATGGTTTAGCTACATTACCATCTGAGCCAAGCGTCGGAGTGTAATATACGAGGGAGCAAATCTCCCTCTCTTTTTATATAAAAAATTAACTAAAAAAGGTGGAAATATAATGTTGACAATTAATACAAACGGTAAAGTATTAGAATTAAAATTTGGTTTAGGTGAATTAAATGCAGTAGATAAAGCACTAGGACTAGAAATAGAGAAAATTAACTTAGGTGAAGGCTTTGAAATGTTAGTGCCAAAATTACAAACGGCAAATCCACTAGCGTTAGCAAAGATTATTCCAGCATTGACGCTAAATCAACCAGGGCGACCAAAGACAGAAGACGAAGTACTAGAAGTACTTAAAGCTGTTAAAGAACAGTTTGGCTCATTACAAGCATTCTGTGATGCAGTACTAAATGAAATGAAACATCATTTTTTGACCCAAGATCTAGTAAAAGACATCGAAGTGACAGTGCCGACACAAACAACAGTACAGTAGTTACTTATTGGGACATCGTGATTAAAAGTATGGCGAACTTTGGTAAGCAGTCTATCGATGAAGTTAATCGAATGACCTTAACAGAGTTCTACTGCTTATCACATGCTAAGAATGAACGCGATTTATACGATGAGTATCGAATGCATAAAGTTGCTTATCTGCAACGTGAAGCACAAGCTCAGATAGAAAAAGGTGCAGGAAAGAACAAGCGTACTGAATATGCATATAAATCATTTAAAGATTTCTTTGATTATGAAAAGGCTGAAAGACAGTTGTGTGATTTCCACGATGATGTCGAGAAGAAAACGAATGGTCCATCAAAGAAAAAAATAGCAGACATGTTAGCAGAAAGAAATAAAAAGTAAAGTAAAGTGAGGTGATGGAATGGCAGATATAAAAGATAGTTATACGTTAGAAGCCTTGCTTACAGGCGATAACAGTCGCTTAAAGCGTGTTATTGATCAAGCGGTCGTGATGTTAGAAAAACTTGAAAATAAAAAGGTTGACGATATTGAAATTGATGGTGATGTGAAACCATTAAGAAAAAAAGTAGAGAGTGCAAAACGACTTACTGAAATGCTAGACGGCAAACGAGCACAAATTGAAATTATCGCTAGAAACGCTGAAGCAATAAAGAATCTACGTCAAGTTAGATTGAGTGCGAAACGATTATCTAAAGAACGTCCGAAAATTGATGTCGATGTTCAGACAGGTGCAGCAAATGCGAATATCAAACGTTTCAAAGCTATACTTAAATCCATTCCAAATAAAGTACGCACTCGAGTAGATGTGGATTACGACAGAAATGTTTTTAGTAGGATTTCAGCAGGTTGGAGACAAATTCAAAACGTTAATAATAAATTTGGCGATGATATGGACCAACTTGCGAATAGTATTCGCGCTTTTGGTACTGTCAGTGCAAATATGATAAAAGGTTCGCTAGTGAGTTCTTTTACTGCTTTAATACCTATTATTGCAGCACTTGTACCCGCAATCATGGCAGTGGGTAACGCTATAGCAGTTGTTGGTGGTGGAGCTTTAGGGTTAGTAGGAGCGTTTGCAGTTGCAGGTGGTGGCGTAGCTTCATTTGGCGCTTTGGCAATATCAGCGTATAAGATGTATAAAGATGGCGCAATTCAAGCGAGTGATGCAACGCAGAAATTTGAAAGTTCGTTAAGCTCGTTCAAATCGGAATGGGAAAGCCTGGCGCAGAAGAATGCTGGCAGTATTTTCTCAACGATGACGAATGGAATTAACATTGCTAAAACAGCACTTACAGGCCTTACACCGTTTATTACAGGTGTCTCAAAAAGCATGGAAGGATTATCTGCAAGTGTGCTTAAATGGTCACAGACAAGCGCTGTAGCGAAGAATTTTTTTGATGTGATGAAAACGTCAGGTGTAACTGTATTTCAGGATATCATGAGTGCTGCAGGAAAATTTGGTAGTGGATTAATATCTTTATTTACTAGCTTTATGCCTCTATTCGAATGGGTGGCTAAAGGTTTCTCAAATATGGGTACTCAATTCAATAACTGGTCTCAGAAAGTAAGTACAGCTGAAGGTATTAAGAATTTTATTGCTTTCGTGCAGGAAAGCTTACCTAAAATAGGTCAGATTTTCGGCAACGTATTTGAAGGTATCTTTAATCTATTCAAAGCCTTCGCACCTAATTCACAGACCTTATTCGATTCATTGGTGCAGATGAGTACAAAATTTGCAGAATGGAGCGCCACGATAGCAGCATCAGATGGATTCCAGAAGTTTATCGAGTATGTGCAGACGAATGGCCCGACGATTATGAGTTTAATCGGTAGTATCGTTATGGCAGTAGTCAACTTTGGTATTGCAGTTGCGCCTTTGGGACAGGTGGTGTTGCAATTAGTCACTGCATTTGCTCAATGGTTAAGCACACTATTTCAAACGAATCCTGTTGTAGCACAAATTGTAGGTGCTTTAATTAGTTTGATCGGTGTTGCAATGGCAACTATTCCGACAATTTTAGGGATATATGATGCGTTGCAGCCTTTAATAATGAAGTTTATTGAATTTAAAGGTGAGTCCACTTTACTCCAAGGAGCTCTGAGGTTGTTAGGTAGTGCTTTCACTGCACTTTCAGGACCTGTATTAGCAATTATAGGTGTTTTTGTAGCTATAGGTATGGCTATCGTAGGATTATGGCAATCTAACGAACAATTTAGAAGTAACGTATCTATTATATGGCAAAATATACAGACAATTATAAGCGCAGTAGGTCAAGTTATTATGAATATCTTCGGACTAATTGTTTCTTCTTTAGGCATTTTATCACAAGCATTTATGCCTGTGATCTCTGGTATTGTATCATTAGTGGCAACTATTACGACATGGATAGCATCATTTATAGAAGCGAATCAATGGATTATTACAGTTGTTAGCGTTATTGCAGGCCTGGTCGTTGCTTTTTTTGCAGTACAAAGTGCGATAGCTTTAGTAACGACAATTGTAGGAGTTTTAACTACAGCATTAGGAATATTAGGTACTATAATATCGGTTGTTGCTGGTGTTTTCGCATTTTTGTTAACGCCTGTTGGATTAGTGGTGGCTGCGATTGGTTTAGTGATTGCTGCTGTCGTTATCTGTTATCAAAAATTCGAAGCCTTCAGGAATTTCTTGGCGCCATTAGTAGATTTCTTTATTGGAATCGGTGAGGGTATCAAGCAAGGTTTAGGAAGTGCTTTGGATTGGATTTCTGAAAAATTAGGAATGACAGCAACAAAAACTGAGGAAGCAACTGGTAGGATGGCGAATGCCACTAACATTAATACTGCTAAGATGGCTAGTGATGTTACTTCAAATAGTGCTTTGATGACTAGTGGCTTTGATGTGAATATGAATAGAATGAGTATGATTAACGATTCTCAGTGGTCAATGATTAATGGGACTGCCACTTCTCAATCGGGTGCAATGCAAGCTGCTGTATTAGGTAGTGTAGGTGGCATGTCTGCTCAAACAACTGGATTACTTGCAGGAATGTCAGGTAGTGCACAGGCAGAATTTGCGAGTTTATACAGTGCTGGTTCAGGTCAAGCTAGTAGTTTAAATGCTGATGTACTATCCTCACTTGGCGGAATGAGTAGTCAAGGTGTTGGTGATATCGCTAGTATGACATCAGGAATAAACTCTGAGTTCCAAAATATGAGTAGCACTTCGAGCTCAGCTACTTCTAATATGAGTAGTAATGTTCAATCGAATATGAATTCTATGAGGTCGTCATTCACTTCAGGAGCTAGTGGTATTGCTCAAGCATGGGCGAGTGCAATGCAGAGAATTACTTCAATTACTTCAAGTGGAATGAGTGCAGTAAGAAGCGCATCTGTGTCAGGAATGCAGGCGGTGGTATCAGCATTCAGAAGTGGTGGGCAACAAGCCGTATCAGTTACAACATCATCTATGGCAGCTTGTGCTAGCGTAATGAGGTCAGCCTATGGACAATTTAGTTCCGCCGGTAGTTATGTTATGAGTGGATTTATCGCCGGTATGAATAGTCAACGTGGTGCAGTAATGGCTACTGCTGCTAGTATTGCAAATGCTGCATCTGCTCAAATTAGAAGTGCATTAAAAATTCATTCTCCTTCTCGAGTTACTATGAAAGATGGTAAATGGTTCGGTCAAGGTTTCGCAATCGGTATTATGAAAAAAGTACCACAAGTTATCCAGGCTTCTAAAACTATGGCGAATAGTGCTGTTAAAGCATTAAGTAAGATGAAAACTAATTCTTACGATAAAGCGAAGCAAGGCTCTAAATCGTTCTATGAATCATTGATCAAGACTTCTCAAAGTGCTAGTAATAAATTAAGTGCTAATAATAAGAAGATTGCAAGTATTCAGCAGAAATTGAAGAGGAAAATCTGGAAAAGCACACGATCAAGATTAAATAAACAGCTTATTGACTTAAGAAAAGAGAATAAAGCATATACTGTTCAAAAGAATACAATTACTAAGTTGAGAAGTACGCTAAGCAAGAGTACTAATCAGCTACTAAGTATTGCTAATAAGCGTGAAAAAGTTGCTGATAAACTAAAGGTCGCACAAGATAACTTGAAACAAGTCCTGAAAGATAGACAGAATTTTAAAGATGGCATTATCGATAGCACACGCTCATTTGGTTCAATATCAAATTCTAAGGTTTCAACTCAACAAGGATTAGTAGCAGATATGCGTGCTCGATTAAAAGCAGTAAATGACTATGCTAAGAACATCAATGCGCTTAAGAAAAAAGGTGTTCATAAGAATATCATCGCAGATTTATTAAGTGCTGGCGTTGAAGGTGGCGCAGGACAAGCTAAGATATTAGCAAACGCTTCTAAGAATACAATCAAGCAAATTAACACTGTGCAAAAGCAAATTATGAGTGTTACTAGCAGTTTAGCTGAAAGACAAGCTAAAGATTTCTACACTGTAGGTCTTAATACTGCAAAAGGAATCGTTCAAGGCTTGCAGAAACAAGACAAAGCATTGCAAAAGGCAGCTGAGCGTATCGCAAACACTATTACGAATACTGTTAAGAAAAAGTTAGGTATCCATTCTCCATCACGTGTATTTAAAGCGTTAGGTATATATACGATGCAAGGTTTTATTGGTGGAATAGATAAATTGAGAACACAATCTATTAATAAAATGGCTAACTTATCAGAACGTGTATCTGAAGCATTTACACCTCGGTTCGTTAGTGGTTTACCTGATCTAACAGGAAACTTACGAAACGCTACAGCGAACATCGCTTCACAGGTTAATGCTGATGTCGTTAATACAGTAAGAAGCGAGCCTGTAGGCGTTACCTTAAATGCTAACTTTGCATTAGGAAATCGTGACTACAATGCTTTTGTTGGTGATATCACCGATAAACAAAATTCAAGAGTAAGACTTCAAGAAACATATAATGTGTAAAGGCTATCAAGTGGTAGCCTTTATTTTTTAGGTGGTGGATAAATGAATTATAATTTTACAGATATGAATAACATAGCGCATTCTAGCGTGACTAGTGCCAATCAACTGATTTATAACGATGTAAATATAGATAAAACTCTATCTGATATTAACTGTGATATCATCACATTGAACGTGACAGGTCGTGCTGCATTAGAATACAACATCAATACAGTTACTCCTGACGGTATCGATGGAGAATTATTTCAAAGTGCTACATTGAAAGCCAGAACATTACAGGTAGAGATGTTGATTAGCGCTAAAGATAACGCTACTTTGAGAAAAAAGTACGAACAGTTGAATAAAATGTTTTCGAAACGCGAGATAGTATCTATACGCTTCAGCGATGAAACAGACAGAGCGTATTATGGCATTTATACAGCTAGCGACAATCCCAAAGAGGATTCGAACGAACAGATATTTAATATCGATATATTATGCACTGATCCATTCAAATACTCTGATGTACAGACTATAAATTACAGTAGTTCAGCGATTTTGAGTGTATTAAGCGACTTTCCTGTTAAACCTTATATCGAAGTAGAATATTCTGGGGTAGGCACTACGTTAGATATTATCAATACGAAAACTAAAAAAGGCATAAAACTCGTTGGTTTAAACCCATCTGTAGAAAAAATATACAAGATAGATGTTTTAGAGAATAGAATTACTAAATCAAATTTAGATACTAATGCTTTGACTAATCTTAATATTACATCCGATTGGGAAGAATTTGATATTAAGACAGGTGATCAAGTCACTTTTCTTCCAACACCGAGTAAAATCACCATTAAATATCAAGGTGTATTTTTATGATTTATCTATTCGATGTCAAAAAAGAATTGATAAAAGTTATCCCTCGCAGAAATATCGTTAGTGCAATTCAAGAACTCGAAATAAATGGTCTGTATACTGCTGAAATTGAAGTTCCTCTATTCTATAAAACTGAACAGGGTCAAATCTTCAATCATAAGAAATCATTCGATAACGCTTTATTTTTCGGTCATTTTGACTATCGTAAAAAGTTTCAATTGTATAAAATCCATAATAGAAAAATTGATGGTAAACAACTGATTATTACAGGTGTTCATCTATTTTTCGATGAAGCTAAAGCGATGAGTGTTATTCGCGACAAGCGACTTATCAATGCTGATGCTCGTAACGTTGCGAATGTCGCGTTTGAGGGTACAGGATGGACTGTTCGAGATTACGACACGACAAAAGAAAAAAATATAGATTTGTATTATATGACACCGATAGATGCCAGGAAATTAATTATCGAAGAATATAATGTAGAGTTTGACTATGACTTTTCTTTTGATGGCAGGAAGATTACTTCTAAAAATATTTATATTCGTAATAAATTAGGCAGATGGACTGGCGATAGATATCATTACGGAACAAACATACTCAGTATCACGCAAGAGCAAGATGATGCAGAAGTTTATACTGCAGCGATAGGCAGAGGGACCAGTGATGATACGAATACAGCTTTAAACGCTAAAGTCCTTTTTGATGATTTGACGTGGTCTAAAGATGGTTACAACAAGCCTTTAGGTCAAGATTATTTAGAAATCGTTAGCGCTACAGAAAAATATGGATACTATGACGAAAAAACAGCTAGAATAAAACCTCGAATAGCGATAATTGAATTTAGTGATATCCAAGATCAGAAAGTTTTAGCTGATAAAACCTGGGAGTGGTTAAAACAAAACTGCGTGCCTAAAGTCACATACTCGACTACTGTTTCAAAGGTAGGAGAGTACTATTTAGGTGATGAAATCGCGATTATCTACAAAGAAATTGATATCATTAAAAAAGCTCGTGTAGAAAATATGAGAGTGAACCTTCTTAATCACGACTCAACCGAATTAGGTTTAGGTGATTATACTTATTTTAAACAAGATAAATATAGAGAGCGTATAAGCAATGAAATCAAGGAAACAAAAAAAGAAGCTAATAGCTACATTGTTAAACTCAAAAAAGAATTCGATGCAAACTTTGAAGAGCAAACACTGAGTTTCGCTAAAGCTATTGAACAAGTAAAGATTAATGCGCAATCTGAAGTTGAATCGGCAGAAAAAAGACTGTCAGATGAAATAGATAATGGATTGAGTGGCTTAAGACAACCGAACGCGTTACCATCATCTGTTCTGCAAATAGACGAACTATTAATAAACAGGTTGATATCTGATAATATGTTCGCGAACACTTTAGGTTCAAATTATCTTTTTAGTGAGATAATAAAAACAAAATCTCTTGAAGCAGTTAATGCAAATATTTCAAATTTGAGGTCTAACATACTCACTTCTAACGTGATTAAAGCAGAACACATTGATTCTGGCACAGCACTTATAGATAAATTATTTTCTAATAGTGCAAATATAACTAGATTGACGAGTAAGTCGGCATTTATCAAAGAAATACAAGCAATTGAGGTTATAGCTTATCGTCTTGAAGCGAGGGATAAACAGGCTAGTGTCAACATTGAAAATGGCTCAATCACAATGAATCGTGACAATGGATCTAGAATGGACATCAGTTTGAATGGTATTCAAAGTTTTAACAGTGGTGGTTCGTTACTTTTCAGTTTAACACCGACATTAGTAACAACTTCTGCTGTAGGCACATCTGTAAGTAACGTTTACCTCGGCACAGCACCGAACGCAGAAGCACGTGTCGTTAATATGAATGGTATTCCTGGCGATGGTGAAATTGGCAGTTATGCATATAGACCAATACGAACTTTAGCTATTAAATTTCCGTTAAATGCAAATGGGTATATAGGGATTGATGGTAGCGAACTAAGGATAATGTCAGATGGTTTGGTAGAAGGTGGATATAAAAGCGTTCGTGCTGACAAAGGATATTTCTCTACAGTTGATGCAAACAATGAAATTAGTGGTGCTCACTTCTATATCAGACCAAAACGTGGTGGGGAACTTCGAGCAACTTATAACGATGGTGGAGAAACTTCTTATGCTAACTTTCGTTCAAACGGTATCTATGCACCATGGATTGATTATAACGGACATATACCAGGATCACACTTTTATATTAGACCAGCGTATGGGGGAGAAGTACGTTTAACGGCTACTGGTACAACAAACAATTGGGCTAAACTGCGTTCAGATGGCATTTACGCTCCCTGGATAGATTATAACGGACATATACCAGGCTCGCATTTGTATATTAGACCTGGCTCAGGTGGGGAAGTTAAGTTCACTAGAACTGGTACTACAGATGTCTGGGCAGATATTAGGTTCGGTAGTTGGAACGCAATGTCTCATGAAAAATATAAAAATAACATCGAAAAGTGGAACTATAATGTATTAGACATATATAAAAACGACTTAGTGTTACATTCATACAAAGTCAATTCTGAATCAGATACTCTATACGCTAGAATACACCATGGTATTGTAATTAGAGAAAATTCAAATTTTGACCAATTCCCAGTGGAATGGAGAAATGGTGATGGTTTTGATGGTAACGAAGTTATTTGGTGGAACACGAAAGCTGTACAAGAACTAGCATATGAAAATGATGAGTTAAGAAATAAGATTAGTGATTTAGAAAACAGATTAAAAATATTGGAGGATAAGTTAAATGGATAATAATAATCAACCGCAGCGTAATTTAGAAAAAGAAGTGGCATTGCTACAACAACAACTCATGATGGCAGTATCGGATAAAGTGATGTTACAAGCAATGTTAGACGATGCTTTAGAAGAATTAGATCAAATTAAAAACGGTAATCAAGAAGTTGCAGGATAATCTGTAGCTTCTTTTTTATAAATAAAAACAGGAGGTCAAGTGGTAGAGGAAACGACAGAAGAAACGTTATAAGAGGTGGTAAAAAATGTGGATAACAATCGGAGGAATGAATTTGGAAAATATAGAGATGCTTAAAATTTATTTATATGGAGGAGATATCAGATTACTACACTTCTTATGTATATTGATGCTAGTAGACATCGTGACAGGTATTGCTAAAGCAGTGTATAACAAGAACTTATGGTCAAGAAAGTCGTTATTCGGCTTTGCTAGAAAATTGATGGTATTCTGTATCATCGTATTAGCGAATATTATTGATCAGATACTTCAATTGAATGGTGGATTGGTCATTGTCACGATTATGTTCTATATCGCAAATGAGGGACTATCTATTGTTGAAAATTGTGCGCAGATGGGCGTATTAATCCCAACAAATATATCAGAGAAGTTAGCAGTTATCTTAAGTGAGAATGATAAGCAGTCAATCACAACTGAAGTGAAAGAAGAATTCACAGCTAAACATTCTAAAGATTTGCCTGGGGGACAAGTTGATGTAAGTGTTAAGGTTCAAGCTGAGAAGAACGAAGAAATACATTAAGACAGCTCAATACGAGTTGTCTTTTTTAAATACAAAATTAGAGGAGAGAGAAATAACATGGCATATAAAATTATCAATTCATGGTTACCAACAAGCAAATACAATTTGAAAGCACCTTTCGTAATGGATCCTGAGTATATTACGGTTCACAATACAGGGAATACAGCGAGTGCTAGAGAAGAAGCAGCGTATCATAACTCAAATAATAGCGAAACATCGTATCATGTAGTTATCGATGAAAATGAAGTACATCAATTAATTCCTTTCAGTCGTAACGCTTGGCATTCTGGAGATGGTAGAGGTAACGGAAACATGAAATCTATCGGAGTTGAAATCGCGCGATCAATGGATAACGGATATAGTGGTCCTAAGTCGCAACGTTACATGCAAGCAGAAGAAAATGCAGCGGTATATATTGCACATGTTATGCATGAAAAAGGTTGGGATATGAGTAGACTAAGACGCCATTATGATTGGTCTGGTAAAGACTGTCCTCACAAAATGCATGCTACTGGCACATATCAACAGTTTAGAGATAAAGTGGAAAAGCATATTATCGCTTTGAATAATGGTGAGCAAGTTCAGACAAATGCTAAAGGTGCTAAACGTATCAAAGCATGGTCTAAGACACCTCACTATAAAGGAACAATTCAATATACTGCATCGTTGAGACAACGCTCAGGTAGTGATTTCAGTAACTTTAAGTTCGACAAAGAAATTGGAACACTTAAAAAAGGCGAGACTGTCTATATCTTTGAAGAGATTCAAGACGCACAAGGTAACATTTGGTGCAGAACGTATTCGCCTTCAAATAATGGTTGGGTACACAAACACACAATTAAATAACCTTAAATTAAAAAAGTGGTATTTTTTGAATTAAGCCCTGCACTCAAATTAGAGTGTAGGGCTTTTTTTAATTCGGTCATATACCCGAATATTTTAAGATTCGGTTAAATAGCCGAAAAGCACTTATCAGTATATGATGAGGTGCCTTTAAAAAGTTACCCAAGATTTAAACACTTAAAAAAATGGGTACTAAATTGGGTGACAACTATTAAATTATTATATATAAGTTAACATTGTTCAATTTATAAAACGCTGATATTATACACTTATAATCACTTATAATTACAGTATTTATCTACCGTATGCAGGTGTCTGAGTGGGAACGTGACCAATTTATGAAGCAGTATTAATGAGTTTAACCCCTAATCTTAAAGGATTCGGGGTTTTTCTTTTTGTGTCCTAAATTTCATGTAAGTAAAGTGGGGACACATTTGGGACACATATTTTTAGAAAACATTTTTAATATATTTTTCGAAGTCTTTTAGAGACTCTGTCTTTAATTTCGGTGTCACATGCGCATATGTTTTTTCTGTCATTTCTAGACTTTGGTGTCCCAGGCGTTCCTGGATAACCTTAATCGGTACATTTGATTCTAGTAATAACGTAGCATGTGTGTGTCTTAATTTATGAACTGATATTTGATGTCCAAGTACTTTCTTGCTGCAGTAGATCATCGTGTTATGAATTGATGAACGTGAAATAGGTTTTCCAATATCATCAACGAATATAAAGTTATTGTCATTGCTATAAACACTTTCATAGTTAATTTTGTTAGCATTATGGATTTGCATTAATTTAAATAATTCAACCGATAGAGATTTAGTAATGTATATGTCTCTATGATTTTTTGTTTTCGTATTACCAAGTTTATTTCTTTTCTGATCATAAGATTTTTTAACATGTATTATATTGTTTACTCTATCAATATCCTGCCAAGTCAATGCACAAGCTTCACCAACACGTAAACCAGTTTCGATTATAAGTCTGAATAGATAATAGTGATATATATTTCTTCGTTTTACATCAGTAAGAAATGGCTCGATTTTATCATGTGGGATATACTCAGCTTTTTTTGCTGTGTCTTTAACTTTGTATTCAATAAATTCAGCAGGATTAAATGTAATATAACCATCATATCTTGCTTTTTCCATTACTCTATACATCAGTGAGTTAGTCTTTTTAAGTGTTGATATGCTTTTACCTGCATCAATCAGTTTATTGATTACTTCCTGGTGCATCATATTTGTTACTTTATCGATTCTAATATCAGGATTATGAAGCGGTACATCAATATATTTGACTTTATCATTTTCAACAATTTTCTTTCGTGTGCTAAACAA